TTAGATTTGCTCTTGATTCCTTTACAACGTATTCAGCAAATTGTTTTAGCTCTTGTTCTATATTGTCTAACATATATCAATCTCATTTGGAATCAATACATCAAACGTTAATGCCCAACCAGCCATTTCATTCTCAAACCTATCGTAAAACGGTTCTAAATTAGGTGTGCCATCTAATTGGTATAAATCTTGGTGTAATGTTCCACCTCTTAAAACTTGGACCAGTTTATTAAGCACTGCTAATTGTGTATTTAATATATCTTGCTCGTTGTTATTACCTCTGAATATATCAGTCGTTTCTTCTTTTGAAAAGTTAACTATATCCATCGATAAAACAGACAAACTGAAACGTAATATATTATCTTCATTCCCTACATTATTAACAATAATATGCGATAATGGAAACATCGTCTGCTTTGATAAATCTATTCTTGTAATGTCCCCACTTGTAACTGTGTTTACATTTACATCTGATAATAGTTGGTTTTTTATTGTTTCCGTTACTTGATAAAATCCTTTCATTTAAAACTTATTTTTTATTTGCTGTGCTTCTAATTCGTTTTTTTCTTTTTCAAATGAAAGCATCGTAAAGCATTGATGTATATTTAATTTAGTGATATCTTCAAACCTTGTAATATCTCCGTTAGAGAGTCCATAAATTGATTGGTACCATCCCCATTTTGTTGCGAAGTTAGATGTTCTTGAATAGCTTCCGTCTGTAACTGATTCTTGGAAGAGAGAATCGTATCCCTCGATAATTCCAGACCTAAATTGTAGAAAAAAAAAATTGAACCCATTGCTGCACTTAAAGGCATATTCTTCATTTTATCTGAATCGCTTGTGTCGTAATCTTTGATGTTATAATTTAATCCTTTACTGTCTTTAATCGGTCTATAAAGAACATTCATAGCAACGTGAATTTGCTCCCATTTTGAAATATTATTATCTAGGTCAATGTACTCTCCTAGAGTTAACTCGTCAAGGTCTGGAATAAAACCATACTTTACACCATCCATTTTAAACTGCACAATATGTTGAGGTTTTTGTTCTAGCATATCGTTTAATATATCAAGGATTGCAGTAACACTACTCATCTTTAAATTATATGTATCAGCTAAAGAAATACCACAAAATATCTCAATCATTTTAGCATTAAGAAACTCGCCCTCTTTATTGTTTTCTGCTATACTTAAAAACTTTTGGTATTGACCAAGTGTAATTTCGTTTAGATTATTTGGTATGGTAACTTCAATCTTCATATATATATAATTAATCTTATAAAAAATGTTCTGCACATTTCATACTTATATATAGCTAAACTTATTTTATTTTAGAAACTAATGTAAAACAAAAAAACCCTTACATTTCTGTAAAGGCTTTAATTAAATAATTCGTTAAGGTTGTCTTATTTGAATTATTCCAACACATCCGTTGTTTTAATAAGGTTTTAAATGCTCATAGTCATTTTCAAGATAATTTAACATTCTTTTACGTTGCTCTAGATGTTTTCTGTCATCTATTTTTTTGGCTTCATTAGTTAAGTCATCTAATTGAGATTTAACATCTCCAAATAAATTATTTAAATCCATAGCTTCTTTAGTTTTTATATTTATACTGCTTTCCATACGTTAGTTTTTAAGAAAGTTAGGTTTTCAAATGTATTATCTACATCATTTGTAGTTAAAGTATCTAATTGCCATCCCCATTCATTATTTGCCAATACAGCGACTTTATTATTTAGTTCAAATTCTAATCTTAAAGTTTTACCTTTTTTATTATCATCGTTCAAATCTCTTTTTAATGTTGCTTTAAATACTTTTGTGGTTCTCATAATTTCTATTTGTTTTTAATTACACTACAAATATAAAACCTTTATTTGGTTCTCGCAAACTTATTAACAAAAAAAGTTAATTATTTTTTATTGGATAGCATATTTACCAAAGTTAGGTTTACTTAATACAGAATAGGTAGCATATCTTACTGCATCAATAGTATGGTTATTTTTATCTATTGGTTTGTTTATCATCTTACCACTTCTATCCTCTTGCCATTTGTAATTCCTAAACTCTTGTATGCAGTTATGACTATCTTTCTCTATATGTATTTTAAAACGTTTTAAGAGGTCTATTCCTGCGTTTATACTATCAGCACCTTTTAAACTTGGTCTTACGTTAAAACCCATTCTACGCAACTCCTCAATCAATCTTGGTTCTGCACTATCAAAGTATATTAATTCCCTTTCAATACCTATCTCTTTCCACTTCCTACTGATATCATAAGTAGTCATTTGTGTTTGGTATATATGCTCTTTGATATAAAGGTTGTGGTCTTTTCTATAAACAGAAACTAAAGTAGTTGGGTCATTGGAATACCCTGCATCTGCTCCATAGCTGATAAACTCTGCATCGTGTGGTATGTGGTTTACTTCTGTATAATTAAATATAGTAGCTTTAGAGATACCTTTTAAACCTAAACCATAGATTTGCCAATAGGTTTCATCTGTATCTTTTAAACGTTCTATTTCTTCCCTGATGCTTTCATTAAGGAAGCTATTATCCAAATAATTAGTAATATAGAAATCGGCATCTGCTCTTGGTATTACCTTGTCGTAAATCCAATGGTACTCATCCGATGGATTAAAGTCAAGAATTATTTTATCTTCTGTCCTAAATATTAACTGCTGCCAATCTTCGTAGTCTAATTCGTTGGCTTCATTTATAAATAGTAAATTTCTTTTTCTACCTCTTACCTTTTGTGGTTGGTCTAAAGATATAAACTCTACAAGGTTTCCGTTTAGTTTATACTCGTGGTTTGATTTGTTATGGTTTAATTCTGAATAAGAATTGTATTGCTTTAGTATATCTAAAAAGTCACGCATAACAGAACTACGAACCGCAGGGAATGTTTTCCTACATATCGTAATTGTTTTACCTGTGTTATCTAAACAGTATTTAAAAATAATATAAAGCAAAATGTTATAGGTCTTACCTGACCTTGTACCACCTTGCTCAATAATTATCTTCTTATCTGATTCTAATAAGTGTTCGAAAACAACATTAGTTTTTATCTTCACGCTTTATAATTTCTATTTCAAATTTAGTAGGCATTCCATCAGCACCTGTAATTTCTTGCCTTTCTATATAACCTCTCTTTTTACCTTTGGTCTTTAAATAGAATCTTGTGCTATCAAATTTTATTTTCTCGTTTTTACTTCTCATTAAAGAATGCAACCCCTCCTCTGCAACATCAAAGTTTTGGTCTTCAATATCGTTTAATCTTTCTAAATTTTTTTCTGCTCTTTCTTTTACTGCTTGTCTTGAATAAGAAACGTTAAATTGTTTTTCTATTGCTCGTGCAGTTCTTGAATACAAACCTGCATTCTCTCTTAATATCTCCCAAAATTCTTTTTCTGATACTTTCATTTCGTTAAGTTTTGTTAAGATAAACCTTTACCACATACTTCACAGGTATTTATTTTCTTGTCTTGTTTGTTTATCTCTTGTTCTAATACATCTTCTACACTATCTTCAAATGGTACTACTGTTAATCCCCAATCTTCTACTTGTTGTCCGTTCCAATCGTTTGCTAACATATCCCAATCCCATTCTCCAAAGCCTACATTGTCTTTTACTATAAACTCTCTTTCTTGTTCTTTAGTTAGACTATCTGCAACTAATATCCATACTTCTTTTAAACCTGCTTCTTTACAAGCCTTTAATCTCATATTACCACCAAGTACTACCATATCGCTATTTACTACGATAGGTCTTAACTTTAGCATTTCAGGAAACTCTTTTATTGATTTTACAAGTTTCTTAAATTTATAATCTTTTATAAATCTTGGATTGTTTTCGTTGGGTTTAACCTCTTGAATATTTATTAGTTGCATATTTATCTGTATTAGTATATAGTTAATTTTTATTTATTTTTTAAAAGCTATGCTTTTCATTAATCTAATTTAAGAAAGTCAGCAGATTCGTGTTCCATAAACCATTCTTGGTTGTCTATGTATTTATCTATTATTGCATCAATCATTACAAGTTCATCTATATCTGAATTCTTTATCTTGTCCATTAACGTAGTAATCTTTCTTAATACGTTTGTTGTCATCTCTTGGTTGTTTAGGTAAACGGTATTGTAGTCATCTTGTACATACCCCTCCAACATATTTAGAAACTTGTTACCTTGATTCTTTATATTCTGTCTGTATTTATTAGTCCCTTGTAAATCTTCTATCGCTTCAATAGTTAACTGTCCTAATAATACTACTTTTAAATAATCTAATTGCTTATCGTTTTTCATCTTAAAATAATTCTGTTTGTTTAATATCTTGTTTTCTTATAATACCTAAAGCAGTTTCAAAGATTGTTTTACCAGCTTCATAATCTACAAGGTTTCTTGCCATTTTTTGTCTTGATTGTTTCCCTTTGTATTTTGTAAAATCGTAATCGTGAAATTTAGCTAAAACATTAATTAAATCTTTTGTTCTTGATAAATCTGGGTTTTTTCTATCGCTTACAGTATTAGGTAAATTAAAATTAGTCCAGTACAAATGTCTGTTTCTTTCTTTTGCTGAAATTAATGGAGTATAAAAAGGTATTACATTCTCAACTACATATTTACCTTTAAAGTAATGCTCTAAAAAAATTATTTCTTCATATAGTTTCATATCTGGATATTTCATTTCTCTTTTTGTTTTCATAGATAAATTAAACCTACTATGCGTTGGACAAGGAGGAGAACTCCAAATAAAATCAAACTCTTTGTAATGGTCAAGTAAATATTGGTGTGCATCTGCTACTATTACTTTATCATTTGGAAAACGTTCTTGGTATAATCTCGCAGCTTCTGGGTCAAGTTCAACCGCAGTTACTTCTATATCTTCTTTCACTTCATTCCACTTGTATCGGTTACCACCTAAACAAGCATATAAATTTAATATCTTCATCTTAATTTTCTACTTCTTATTGATTGTACATCTTTTTTTGCTGAATCTATCCAACCTGTAATTGGGTTTAATTTATGGTTGTTTATATTCTTTTTTACAAATTTATATTGTTTGTCTTTAAATTCTCTTAATGCTTCATCTATCATACAAACTGCTTCTCTTTTTTAATTGTTTCCTCTACTCTATTTAAACATCTTCCAATAGTATTAAACTGCAATTCGTTTCTTCTACTTACTAATTTCTTTTGTTTTTCTGTTAACTTATTTAAATCATTGTAAACATCTTCTAACTTTGGCAGCATTCTTAACACTTCTGTTTTTTGTTCTAATTGTTCTGAAAGTTGCTTTGTCTTTTCTTGTAAGTAAGCTATCGTATCTCTTGGCATTTCTTTTACCAAACCAAAGTGCTTTAGTGCTTCTGCAACCACTTCTTTATCTAAATGGTGAGATATATTCTTAACTGAATGTAATACTGTTGCGTGGTTTTTATTTAAATAGTTTCCTATGCATTGGTAAGTAAAGTTTGTTTTCTTTCTTACAATTAAAGAGAATAATGCTCTACCATCTGAATATTCTGTTTTCCTTGTATTTTCTTTTATATCAATTCCATAAACACCATTGACATAATTATAAATTTCATCTAAAATTCCCATATTAATTTGTTCTTAATTTTAATAAATTGTAGCACTCTATGTACCTTTGTTTTGCTTTTCCTTTATGTACTTCTTTAAATAGTTCGTACATCTTCTTTGTGTATTGGTAATGGCTATTACAATCAGCTAAATACTTTTCTGCAAACTTCTTACCTTTACCTTTAAAATAGTTTACATTGTCCGCAGTGTCTCCAATAATCATTTGCTCATAAAAATTATACATTGCCTCTTCTTCTGTAATATCATAAACCACTTTATGTTTGTAATGATAGTTGTACATTAAGCAAGGAAACTGTTTGTAATCCTTATCTATTGATACTATCATAACCTCATCTCTACCAAACTCTTTTGATAAATCATTCCAGTACCTTGCAACCATATCATCTGTTTCAATACCATACCCATAAATAGAATTGTGTTTCTCTTTAACGTATTCGTGTACCTTGTTTAATAATGGTGGTTTCTGTTGGTTAGTTCTATTGGCTTTGTATTTCTTTGTTATTAGCTTTCTAAAGTTACCCAAAGAACCACTAAATATAAGAACCTTATCAACCTCGTAATGTTCCTCAAGGTCATTTACGATACCCATTAGCTGCTCATCAAACTTATCTGTTGCATCTGATAATTGCTCATAGTAAGGACTATCATCGGGAGTTAACCTTTTTCTATAACAACTCGCAAAAATCAAGCTATCTGCATCTACAAGTAAAATCATAACATTGATGCTTTATGGCAGTCCCAACTGCAATATCCATATTCCCTTTCTATTGGTGTTCCACACTCTTGGCAATCAAAAGTTTCCTCTTCGCTTTTTAAATGGTGGTGTAGTTCGTAATCAAATCTTTCCATCTCTTATTTGTTTTTTCTTAATAATTCTATTTCTCTGTTTAAATAATCCTGTGCTTTCAACAGGTCT